TGCTGCTGTCTGATCCTGCCGTCTTCACGGCCTACCACAGCGGTTATAACCTCCAGGACTTCCAGTGTAACGTCCTCTACACGGTCGACTCCCATCGCCGTTCGGCGATTATGCTCCCGACAGGTCATGGCAAATCGGCGCTTCTTGGTCACTGGTACGTGATCTTCAAGATCGCCCAGAATCGCAACGTCCGCATCCTGCTCATCATGAAGAACGACGAGGAAGTTAGACAGTATGCCCGTGCGATTCGATCCGAACTTGCCAATAACCGTCGGCTTTGTGAAGACTTCGGGCGCTTTATGCCTCGCGGGCGTAACGCGGTATGGTCGAATGACGCGATTGAGGTTGAAGGACGGCAGATCAACGCCCCCACACCCACGGTTCTCTTCGCTTCGTCGGCGACAATCGAGCAAACCCTCGGCAAACGAGTGGATATCTTCGTCGCTGACGACATTGTGACGCCCAACACTGTCTCTACACAGGCGCAGAGAGACAAACAGTGGTCGATCTTCAATGAGGGTGTCGAGACTGGCCCGCAATACCTCTGGGATAAGGACTCCAAAGGACAGCTTCTCGTTCCCGAGGGCATAGATTGGCCACAGGACATCGAATACGAGAAGGGAATTCTCTGCGGGACCGTCTTCCACCCCGACGATCTCTTCCACAGAAAGGTCGAGGCCAAGGGAATACGCGTTGCCGACATGGAAACCGGAAAGGTCTACGAGAAAGTCAAAGACCCGACGTACTGCGCGCTGAAGTATGATTGCTGGGCCGATAAGGAGAAGAGCAAGCCTATCTGGCCTGGCCGATGGTCGCGTGAGAAGCTTCTGGAGAGAGAAAAGTCCATCGGCACGCTGGAGTTCAACAAGCGATACCGCAACATCGCTCTCGATGAAGGCTCGACGGTCTTCCGCAAAGCCTGGATATACGGCGGCAACGACGGGGTGAGAGATTACCCGGGCTGTCTCGATAGATTCAGGTCGTTCGGCGAGACGGATTTCCTCAGGGCCGACGGCAAACCCTTCGAGAAGCCATATATCGTGCTGGGGCTTGACCCGTCGACCGGACGCAAAGGAAAGGGCACCACGTTCTCCTCGTTCGTTATAACGAAGGTCGACAGGGCTGAAGAGCCGATGCGCAGATACATCATCGACCTGTTCCGGATTCAGGCGGGCCTCGACGACATTATCTCGTATCTGACAATCGGAGACGAATCAAGACACATTGAGGGATTCTACTCGAAGTACAAGTACAACGAAGGCAGAGTAGAAACCAACGCGGCGCAGAGATGGCTTCTGGAAAACTCCCGGGCAAAGAGCGTCGGGCTGCTAGGATGTAGGCTGGTTCCACACGAAACACAGGGGGGAAACAAGAACGACGCTGAGATCGGTGTCCAGTCGATGCAGTCCATGTTCAAGGACGGATTTGTGAGCATCCCCCACAGATACCCGTCGGACAAGGACCAAGCCCAAGATTTCATCGACCAAATTCTGACCTTCCCAATTTCGATCTACGATTACGTGATCGCCTTGTGGCTGACGGAGTGCACCCTGCGCGGCCTGAAGGCCAAGTACAAAGCGTATGGACCGCAGCGCGGCCCAAGAATCACGAATCGCTCGTTTGTCGCCTAGTATACTAGTATAAGAGCTCTTAAGAGCTTTTAAGAGCTCTTGATCTTAAAGAAAACTTCTGTAAGAAGTATACTAGTATAAGAGCTTCTTGTATAAGAGCTTTTAAGAGCTTTAAGAGAAAGAGCTTTAAGAGAGAAGAAAGAATACCCCTCCCTCCCCGCCATATGGTAACAAAGAAAGCGCTTCTTGTCAAACAGCGACGTGTAGGAAGCAACGGCTGGAACAGAACCGCCCGGCTCTGAAACAATGTTCCGCCGGGCTTGCATACTTTTTATAAATACTGTATAATAAAGGATAACGAGTACATCCGCCCAAAGGAGCACTCCTGCCTACTTTCTCCATTGAAGACATCTCGGCGTTGCAGAGCGAACTTGAGGGGCTGCCGTCCTCTCAGGCTCGTATGTCTTCGTACAAAACCCTAAACGACTATCTCGGCAGAGAGTACATCGAGAGCGAACGTTACGGAGTCTACGCCTCCAAGGACGACCGCGACAAGTTCTCTTGGGAAACCGGCGACGACGACACGGATTACGCCGTCAATATCACCAAGACCCATCTCATCATCCAGGACCAGGTGTCCTTCCTTGGTGCGCAGCGCTCTGTACGTGTCCCCGTGCGCGGGGGAGCCGACGGTCAGGCGTACTGCGACAAGCTGGAGCGAGCCATCACAGACCTCCACCGTCTCTGGAATATGCCGCGCGTTACTCAGGAGATTGCCTGGTATCAGGTTGTTTACGGCACCGGCGTCGGGGTTCTTCAGTGGGATAAGAACAACAAAGTGCCGCGTCTCAGGGTGCGGTCCCCGGAGAGTCTGTACATTCAGCCGTCTATCGACGACGACACGCTCCCGCAAATTGCTATCTTTGTTTACAAGACGTTGGGACGTTCGATCATCGGCGACTACCCGGAGACAGCGAAGAAGCTCGATAACGACACCGAGTACGACTTGGTTGATTACTACTCCAACGATGAGCGTGTGCGCTTCGTCGGCGGGGAGAACATCGAACTCATTCGCGCCAAGAACCCGCTGGGGCATGTCACTGTCTACCTCTTCCCCGGCATCCTTATACCAAACTCCCTGTGGGGCGCTTCGATGCTGCTGCGCGCCATCCCGCCGGAGAAAGAGATCAATCGTCTCTATTCCCAGCAGGCTCTCTATTTGCGGGATGCGATAGAGGCTCCAATGGTTATCAACGACCCGGTGAATGTTCCCGAAAACGCGCGCTGGAATCGCGATACTACCATAGAGGTCGGGCAGCAAGGCAAGGTGGGCCGCGCCAATATCGCCTCAATCGATGGCCGGATGCTGGAACTGCGGCTCCGCGACATGGAAAACAATCTGAACCTTACGATGGACTTCTCGCCAATCCTTCAGGGGCAGGCCGTCGGCTCTTACTTGACCGGCAAGGGCGTCACCAGTCTTCAGCAGCCGATCCTGCAGCGTCTCGCATCGAAGATGCAGCCGGTGAACCCAATCTATGCGCAGATCAACAAGGACGCGCTGTTGCTCTGGAATAAGGCCGGTGGCAACGCCTCGCGGACAATCTTCGGAGAGAAGAGCAAGTCGGTGTTCGCCGAGGAGTTCAACCCGAAGCAGGATATCGACCCCGGCTATGTCGAGAACATCGTCTATCTCGATACCGCATCGTTCGTCGACCGTACTTCGGCAAGGATCGCCAGCCTGCAGGAACTCGGCGCTGGCGTGATGAGCAGACGGCGCTATATGGAGATAAGTCCGGACTGTGACGATGTCGAACTTGAGCTCCAGCACATTCGTGAAGAGAAGATGGAAGATATACAGATGCAGATGCAGATGCAGCAGGCGGCGCAGATGCAGGCCGCGCAACAGCCGCAAACACAACCTGTGCAAAGTGGGTCCGAATCCGCTGAAAACAGCGTCCAAGCCACTACACCCCTTGGAGGCCCTGGAGGCCCGGATTTGGGCGGTTCCGCAAAGCAGGAAGGGCAAGAACCACCCGGAGAAGAGGACATCCTCGGGTCCGTTGCCGAAGTCTTCCGTGGAATCGCTAAAATCAAGGGTCAGGTCTTCCTTGTCGGGGAGATTCTGATGGGCGGGTTGACGGCCGAAGAGATCGCGGCTTCCTTCCTTGAGGTTGTTATCAGCAACCCGGTCGACAAGCAGACCATTCTCAATGGCCTGCGCCAGACGGAGATCGCCGAGTTCGTCGAGCAGAACAAGGTTGTCTTCCACACCAACATGGGGATGCTCGACAACCATCCGAACATCGAGGTCACGCCCGGGACAAGCGGCACGGAGGTCAACGAGGGAACACCGGAGCCGCCGGGCAGTGAAACTCTCGACGAGATAAACCCGGAACAGATGCCGCCCGGGGCCGGGCCTCCCAGCGGGGCACCTCCTGGTGGGATACCGCCAGAAATGCTGGGGATGGTCTGATGCCGTCGTCCAGCGCAGCGCAACGCAAGAAGATGGCCTTGCTTTATCAGCAGGGAAAGATTACTCGTGAGCAGTGGAAGCGCTTCCAAAAGATCGCGAAAAAGAGGAAGTAATGCCGACTATACGCCCCAATAAGAATTACGGCGATACCAAGGCCATAGATGCATTGATCAGGCAGGCCAGCGGCATGAAGCAGGGAGCTGGCGACAACGTGCCGACGCCGCGGATTCCCGTTGGCAGGCCGCCGGGCAGTACGGCCACCCCGCAGGTAGCCCCTATCCTGCAAAGTGGGGGCACCGAGCCTCAACCCGACCTTCCGCCAGAGCATGTAGAGATCATGCGCAACGCAGGCCGCGCCATGCGTGTGGCGCAAATCGGCCAACAGTTTGCTTCAGACCCGCTTTATGGACCCTGGTTGCAGGAATACGCGCGACGTGCCGCCGCCGACGCTGAGGAGCGTGCCCGCGACGTGAGGAATCTAACCCCGAACTTTTCGGTCTAATGCCTATCTTCGAGAGCGGTGGACAGTCGCCGCAAGCGTACAGGGAATCTTACGCCAAGAAGAAAAAGCGTGAAGAAGAGCTTAGGCAG